CTTTGTATTTTGGCCATTGGTAATTGGATTTGTTATTGCTTTAATAATAGAACAAGTTCTCCGAAGAGGTGAGAATGAGGGAGATGTTTTTATTGCAATGACAGTTAGAAAGTTTCTTTGGAGGAATGCATGGATAGCAAATATTATATGGTTTTTGGGATATGGTATACTGTTAATAATGTTAAAACCAGGCCCACAACAAATGCCTGACATGATATGGAAAGGATAATATTTTGTGGTCTAATATATAATCTAATAGCTTAATGGAGAATTGAAATGCCTAAAGAAAAAGAGTATGTTCCTGTAGTGGAACTAAAATCAACTTCATATTTGGAAATAAAGGAACTTGGTAGAATAGTTACTCCTTGTCCAGTATTTAAAAAGGATACTGTATTTGTTAGAGTATTAAAAATCAATAGAGGTAATCCAGCAGAAACTTTTGAGACAGAAGAACACTGGGAGTATGATATTCCTTGGTCTGAAAAGAAAGAAGAAGTGGTAGAGACTAAACCATTAAGAGCAAGAAATGAACAAGGTCAGTTTATTGCCAATAATCCTGATACACCAGAAAATGAAGCATGGGTAGGAGGTAAGGCACCATCAGTTCCTAAAATCAAAAGAAAAAGAAAAACAAAATCCAAAATTCAGAATGCTTTAAGTAATTTATTAAACTCATGAAAGAATACATCAAAGACATTCCTAACTGGGAAAAAAATTATCTCAATGACATGAAGGGTAATTTATCTAAACAACAGATAGAACTTCTTGATGGTAGAGATATAAAGGCACATGAAGGAATGATTTACGGTGAAATGTATGCTGACTGGAAGAGAAGAGCATGGGATGAATATTAAACAAGGAAATGTACTTCCATTATTTTCTTCTCCTGTTTATGTATCAACAATAGAAGATAATCTGGATGGCGTATTTGAATCTATAAAGAAATTAAAATATATTGAAGCAAATTATTGTGGAACATATATTAGTGAAAATAAAGATGTTTTAAGTAAGTTTCCTTTTCTTAAGAATGCTTTGTTTAGAGAGTTTAATTCTTTTAAAAATTCTTGTCTTCATTATAAACATACAGAATTTTTTATGACTACCTCATGGGCAACTAAATGTAGTCCTAATGCAAGGGGTCATAGACATAACCACATGAACTGTCTTTATAGTGGAGTTTTATACTTCCAAGAAGGAAAAGATTTTGGGAGTATTCGTTTTTCTAATGAGAACTTAATACCTCGACAAATTCAGTTAAAAGAACCTACTGAATGGAATATTTTAAATTCAAATACGTGGATGCTAGAATCTATTCCAAATAAGGTTATTATTTTTCCCAGTTATCTTTTGCATGAAATTACTTTTCATTGTGGTAATGAAGATAGATACTCATTAGCATTTAATTTTTTTCCTAAAGGGGTGTTAGGAGAATCTGATTCCTTTATAGATTTTGATAAACAATATAGGATTTAGATTAAGCAAACCTTAAATGAGTAAATATTTTACAGAATAAGGAGAACTATGAGTGGTGACTGTAAAAACCAACCAGTGATTTTCTATTCCGAAGAGATGACTGAATCAAAGATTTCACTTTTGCTTCAGCATGGAGTTGAGTTTAGAAATCGTAATTATTATTTTAAGGAAGAGGAGGAAGAATAAATAATAAAAAAAGTGTCACAAGCGATGAAGACATATCAAGATTTTATGTTAGAATGTTCTCAAGTTCAGGAGAGTAGTCTAAGCCGTATTAAATCCAAGTCCGATAAAGGAGGAATGGCAATCCTTTCTGGAAGTCGTGGCGATAAATCAAAGAAAGAAAATAAGGCAAGAGCAAAGCAGTTAGATAAAGATATTAAAGGTAAGGGTTTACCTGGTGCCACTAAAGTAACTGGTAGGTATGATGAGAGAGATGATAAGACTGGTAAAACTACAAAGGTTAAAGAGAGAAGTCATGTAGTTACTTCTGGTAAAAAAGGTAAGAGGGCATTTAAGAAAGCAGTTAAATCGTTAGGGAAGAAGTATGGACAAGATTCAATTATTACTCAGACGAAGAAGACAGGCACTCTTTCGGCAACGAGAAAAGGTGGATTAGGTACGAAACCTAAGAATAAGAGACCTTTAGGATCAACTAAGACAGTTAGTTTAGGTAAGATGAGACCAGGTAGAACTGGAGAGAATGATACTAAAGTTAAAAACAAAACCTTCACATACGAAAAATGACAAACAAACTT